CAATATATAAATGGAGAATATGAAGAAGCTTTAATATTAAACAATAAAATAAATAAAGAATTAGGGATTCGTGCTGTAACTGTTAAAGCACTAGATTCTTTAATTAAAGATATGGGGATTCCGGATTTAGGTTTTGAAGATGCTTGGAAAGAAACTCAAAGATTAGCACAAGAAGCCGAATCAGCAGGTGAAGAATTTAATGCTATAAAAACTTTTACAGGTATAATATCTACAAATTTAAAAGCATCTCTTAACCCCATAGAACTTTTACAAAACGCAGCCCAAAAATTATATGAAGCTACTAAAGCTGCAGATAAATCTACAGGTGAACTCGCTAAATCATTTGGTATATCATACGCTGAAGCCGCGTCTTTGCGCAATGAATTAAATACTATAGCCAATTTAAGTACTGATATAAATGTAAATACTGCATCATTACAAAAAGCGCTTATAGAACTTAATAAACAATTTGGTACTGCTACCATGCTAAATGGCGAGCTGTTAAAAGATTACACTAGATTAACCGAAGTAGCAGGATATACAGCAGAAGCAGCAGCCGAATTATCCAAAATAACAGTAGCAACTGGTACAGATTTATCAGAAAATACTGCTGAGATATTGGGGCAAGTAGTAGCATTTAATGCTATAAATAAATTAGCTTTAAATGAAAAAGAAATTGTAGAAGCAGTAGCTAAAACATCAGCTGCTACTACTTTATCATTAGGCATGCAACCTGGTAAAATTGCTGAAGCAAATTTACAAGCTAAAGCATTAGGTACTACTTTAGAAAAAGTAGAACAAATTGCAAGCTCATTGTTACAATTTGAATCTTCTATAGAAGCTGAACTTTCTGCTGAGTTATTAGTAGGTAAAGATTTATATTTAGAAAGAGCTAGATTATTAGCTTTAAATAATGACCTAGCAGGAGCTGCTGAAGAAATAGCTAAACAAATAGGAACTGCAGCAGATTTTACAAATATGAATGTTATACAGCAAGAAGCATTAGCTAAAGCTGTAGGTATGACTAGAGAGGATTTAGCAAAATCATTAATAGAAAGAGAAGCATTAGCTGCAATTGGGGAAGGAGATAAAACTGCTTTAGAAGCATATAATAGACTTAAAAAAGAAGGACTATCAGACGATCAAATAGCTTTAAAATTAGGAGATGATAAACTAGCTGCTCAGCTTAAATCACAATCTATTCAAGAACGCTTTAATAAATCAGTTGAAAAACTTCAAGAAATATTTGTTTCATTAGCCGAACCTATATTACAGATAGTATCTCCTTTTATGGATTTAGCTACTACTATATTACCATTAATAAACATAGTTTTAACTCCTATTTTAGAAACATTTAAATTTATAGGAGATATAGTAAGTTTTATAGATAAAAAGTTAAATGGATTAGGACCTATTTTAAAAACTGTAATAGGACTTATGGCTGTCTTAAGTATTAAATCTATAAGAACCGCAATTGGTTCTATATATTCAGGGATATTTTCGGGTATTATGGGATTAGGCCCTGCTGGCCCTTTTATAGGAGCAGGATTGGTAGCTGCAAGTATAGCAGGACTGTATCAAGCATATAATAAAGCAAACGACATGATCTCTCCGGGTTATGGCAAACGCACTCTTCTAGCTCCAGAAGGCGTAATAGCATTAAAATTAAATAGATTTTGAGGAGATCCTGTAAGTTGTTCTAATCGAGAAATTGCATCTCGTAAATCTTGCATTTGTTGAGAGGTAGGAACAGCCATTTATATTCAAATATTATATTTATTATAAATATAAAAAAGCATCACTTTCGCGATGCTTTTGTACTATGAGTAGGTTTATATTGTTTGCTAGCAGCTGCAAATTCAGAAACATTAACTTTCCCATCTGCACTTACAACTTGAGTTGAATTACCTTGATTTGCTTTGTTTATAGCTTCACTTTCGTCGCTATACCACTTTTCTATTTTATGGAATGTAAATTTACGTAACCATATAGGCATATTATATATAGTATAGTAATCATATCCTCCCTTCCCATGAAATACTATTTCGTGTATTTGAGAGAATAGATTTACTCTAACTTGAGGAGCTACCTCAGGCGTCAGGCCAAAAAAAGTTAAGATTAATTGGGATAGCGACCTCCTCACCGCTATCATCTGTAAAGTTTAAATTAACATCAGGTTGAACCTGTTTAATATATTCTCTTAATGCTCTAGAATCACGAGCTAATAAATAATTATCTACAAAATCTCTAATAGTTTTTGTCTCTCTATCACCATTAACAGAGGTAATTAAATATTTTAATCTAGTAGTAAGTTCAGGAGAAGCATTTTTGTTAAC